TCGTTTATCTCCTTTATGGCTTGGACTGACTACCCTGTGATCCAACAGGGGTGTTATGCTGTAAAGTATGTTAGACTAATTGTAATGCTGTCACTTGTAGTTAAGGTGTTTGGGTCTACGATTACGCTTATATAGCTATTACCTTCAATCCCAACATATGCCTTAACTGTTCTTGTTGCAGAAGCATCATAAAGACTGACTGCACCGCCAATTCTTCCAGAAAGTTCCGATAAATTTCCAATCGTAAACGGCAGCGCAAGTTGAACTGAAGTTCCAACAGGAGAGCTTGTTGAGCTAACAACCAAATCACCTGTTACAGTTACAGCCCTGCCTACTTTTGTATACGAGAGTACATCATAAGCAGTAAGCAACGTAATTGTGCCTGAAGTGTTAGGTGTTAAACTTGATTGATACGTTCCCTCCTCATAGTCATCCAGATGGTTCGCACTACCAGTGCCGCCAAGGTAGACACCGCCAGAGAGGTAGAGGTCTTTGAAACGAGCAACAGAAGCACCCAAATCAATAGCATTGTCCCTTGTTGATGAGCCAGAAGATACATCCGCAGGACGAATTGCGTCACCTGAAGCTAGAAACAATAAGCCAGTATCGCCTGATCCTACATATATACTACTAGATGCACTCCCAATACTCCCCACCGTAGAGCCGTCTTTTTGAAAATCTAAGATACTGCCATCCGATGATAGTCGGTTCATCTGGTGTACTGAGCCACCATCACGAACACCTTCTATTTTACCATTGGCGTAAACTGTTGTCCCTGCTGTAGAGTTGGAATTACTTGTTTTACCCACAAGCAACCGTCCGCTGCTGTCGATGCGCATGGTTTCACTGCTTCCATTACGGAAGATGGTTATGTTTGCACTAGAAGCATGGGAGCCTCCATATAGAAAAATATTAGAGCCGTTGTTTGTAGCACTTCCCCCAGAAATAAAACTATATCCTGTTGTAGTGCCATCTAAAACACCGCCAGAGAGGTATGCATTACGGAAACGTGCGGTTGAGTATCCAAGGTCTACTGCATTGTCTTGTGCACTCGTACCTGTCGAATGATAAGGATAGATGCTGCTTAACTGATCATTAAACTTAACGCCAACAAAATTTGTACCAATTACAAGATCATTACCGTTAGTTGATATACTCCCCACCGTGGAGCCGTCTTTGCGGAGGTCAATGATAGTGCCGTCTGACGTAAGGCGATTAAGTGTCATTAACTTATCCCCATCACGAACACTTTCAACAAGACCATAATTGTAAAAAGCAGACCCTGCCGTTCCTAATGCACCACTCGTCTTACCCAACAGCAAGTTACCGCTGATGTCGATGCGCATGGCTTCTGAGCCGTCAGTCTGAAAGCCAATAAAATTACCAGTATTATGACCATAAATAGCTTCAGTTGTGTTTCCACCCCAACGAATACCGTAACCATTAGAAAAGTTTAAGTATCCAGCAGATATATCTAGCTTTTGACTAGGCGAACTCGTCCCAATGCCAACATTACCAGAGCTGTCGATGCGCATGCGTTCCGCTGCCCCACCGCCCTTATTATCAACGATAGCTAGATACTGGCTGTCACCAGATGACCCACCTTCAATCTGCCATTTGTAGTCGTTTGCGGCGTCTGTACGTTCCAACACAAGCATTTGGTTACGCAAAGAGCCAGTAGCCTTAATGTCACCGCCAGTTGCAGTAACAGTACCAGTTACGTCAATACCTGTGGAAGTGGTGGCAAGTTTGGCTGAGTTGTCATAGAACAATTCAGTATTGCCATCTGCACGAAAACGAGCCATTGCTTCGCCAGTGTATTTGTCAAAGTTAATTTGACTTGCACGAATTGTTAGATTGCCAGTATTTGCATCATCAATATAACTATTAGACCCATCATGATAAATCTGTAGGTCAGACCCTGCGCCAAATAAAGCTTTGTTGTTGTCACCAAAAGTAACATTACCAGTAAATGCACCGCCAGTTGCAGTAACAGTACCAGTGACATCAAGAGCCGTAGAAGGACTTACATTAGCAATGCCAACATTGCCCGAACTATTTGCGTACAATCTTATGTTACCATCACCATCAGACAGTACAAGATTGTTGCTAGATGTCCGAATATCTAGGCCACCTTCATTTCCATCATAACCACCAATAATTACGTTTCTACTGCCCGAAGTTAAATACAAACCAGAACTTCCACCTAACGCTATGTTGCCAGTACCAACACTTGCAAGCAGTGCGTTATGACCAATAGCTGTATTTAAACTATTAGTTGTTGCACCACCTAATGCTTGGAATCCGATTGCAGTATTAAAATCACCAGTGGTAATTGAATCTCCAGCATTTGCACCAATGGCTGTATTTTGCTGTGAAGTACTTGTCACAGAAGCTAAAGCACTAGAGCCTAAACCTACGTTATTCGTTCCTGTTGGAAAGCTTCCGTTTAATGTTATGTTGCCACTCGCATCTAAAGCACCATTAACATCTAGAGTATCACCACTATCAACAACAATATTAGTACCACCAGTTGTATTACCGTTGCCTAATACTTCAGATAAAGCATCAGCCGTAGCAACTTGAGCATCAACGTATGCCTTTACAGATTGCTGCGTAGGTATCAACGTAGCGCTATCTGATGCCATATTATCTTCATCAACAAATGCGGTAATGGTAATTGAACCATCTGACAAACTGCCATACGTTACAGTGCCGCTTGCAGTGAGGTTTCTAAAGCTAGAAATGTCTTTGTTTACATCAACAACAACTGCCTTGCTTGCTGCTACTGTACCAGCTGTAACACTATCTATAGCCTCTAAATCATTCTCATTAATATTCGCAGAGCCAATAACAAAGCTACCGCCTGTTATTGATCCAGTAGTTGATATATTGCCGCCGACTGTTAAATCTCCAGCCGGGCTACTCACATCAATGATTTTATCATACTTAGAGCTATTGGTATTAGTTGTTAAAGGTAAAGACCCAGAAGATGTATGCGCTGCATTTACAATAAACACATCATTCGTTGTTGTGTCTTTTACCAAGTCACGCTCTACATAAGAAGTAGACGCAGCCCAATCTCCTTTGAAAGTTCCTAATTCTTGCGTTACAGTAAGATTTCCAGAGCTATCAAAACTAAACACTTTGTTAGCTCGATCAGCAGCAGACACAGTAAACTCAGAACCAGTTAGCGTGTTTGTGCGTGATGCCTTGATAGCACGACTAAGCTCTTCTTCGTGCTTCTGAGACATAAACGTTAGCTTATCTAAAGCCTCTTCTAAGCTTTCTGCTGGAAACGGATCATTCGGAACAAGATCTAATCCTTGGGTTAAAGGCTGTTCACGTATGATAACCACCGTAACGCCGCTTGCCGGGGCAGTGCCGAACACTACGTTACCACCACTTGCTTCACCTACACCTGTAACTGTGTAGTGTGTCGTTATAGTTTGTGTTGTTTCAGTTCCATCTGCTGCCCTAAGAATAACTGTTAAATCATCCTCGTCAAATATCTTGAACGTGTAAGCAAACGTGGTTAGCGAACCGTTGCCACTGTAACTTACTTTGTTTGTGCTACTACTTACTGTCATGTTACATCCTCTACTAAGAGTGTTTTACCACGAATTTAATGATTTGAACAGTCATCTAAAACCTCCACCTGTTGCAACGACACTAGAAGGTGGCACTATAAACTCCTGATTATTTTCGCGCCGTATTCTTTGTTCCATACGCTGTAGATACCCTGGGTTAATTGTTTCTTGCAATTGATACCATATCATATAATCAAGTGCTTGTTGCGTATAAAATAAATTTGCAAGTGGCGTGTTGCTTTTTAAAAACCGTATTGCATCACCACGTACATCTTCATCACCAGTTAGTAGCTGATCTCTTGTACGTAGCAATAAATCTATTCCCTCAAACCCAGCAGATATGCCCGGTCCTATCGCTGTTTCCAATGTACCGCCACCAAATCGAGTTGCACGACCAAACAAGAAATCGCCGTATATACCAAGCCCACCGCCCTGCAATGCAGCAGCTAAGAACGTTTCTGGTGAGGCTGGTCTAGGCTCTCTACCCTTCATGACCTCTTTGGCTTGCATAACAAAGTAACCCATAACCGTCGTGCCGACTATTGTGTTTATCAAGCCGAGATTACCACCCACACCTCTGGCAAAGATCTCACGTTTGTTCTTAGCACCTGTGCCATACGCATGGCGTCCGATATTCTTAGTAATACCTAACACACCAAAAGACTTGAATTGACCTACAAAGCGTATCGCTTCACCAGCAAAAGTACCGGGTCTATATCCTTGTCGTAGTATTGCACGTTCTCTTGCGCCGGGAGATGGTACGGAAAACTCTGCTTCGTTTGTAAGCAAGTTAAACATATTCTCTCTTACGCTTTCGTCTGGTATTTCACCAGGCACAATGTAATCCCTACCGTCTGGCCCCTTCTTTACACCCTTACGTACCGCGTTCCATTTGACTGCATCTATGCCATAGATACTAAGCAACCGTTGTAAATCAGGCGCAAGATTGTCAAAAGTCTTACCAGCCTCTCTGCCTAGATCGTTAGCAATCATTAGCGTCACACCACGCTTGTTAGCTTCTGTCCAAGGTTGTAATAAGTTTAGCTTAAAGAATTTGTTTAACAGTTTTGATGTATTGCCTGGTATATCATCTGAGGCATTGAACCGTGACATAAAATCACCTAACTGACTTTCTAAGCCAACCCCAAGTCTATCTGCAAACTCACGCATTTCACCTTGGTTCATGCCTCTAAACAAAGCACCAAAGCTATCACCCCAAGCGTCCATAAGGCTACGACCTTGATACATACGATTTGATGCCATAAACGCTACATCGGAAAAAGCAGACACAGCAGCGCCACCTAGCTTTGCCATCGTTTGTATTGCTCTATATCCGTGCAACCACCGAGCTAACTTAGTATGAGATCCGATGTTTACCTCACCTGTAACCTCAGCAATCATTGCATCAAAGTTAAGAATAGAACCTTCACGTTTTAATCTTTTTACTTTTTTAGGATCACTTCGGTATTTTTTAAGAAGTTTCTTTTGCGCTTTTCTAAACATAGCTTCTGGGTTTGTGCCAAATTGTTCTAACAAAGCAATAGATCTAAATGATGATTGTAAGTCTTGCACAAATGCCTCACGCAATGAGCCGCGCCCAAACTGTTGATCGTACTCATACCAAGTGTCTGCATCCTTAAAAGTAAACACAGCACTCTCACTTCTAGCTTTTGCTAAGTTTTGTGGCCCTGTAAATGCTTTAGAAAGTTCTGTAGTATCTGAACTTAACCTTACACCTGTTGTTATAGCTTCGTATGAGCGTTCTAAAAACCCACGTTTTGCTATATCATCTGCATTTGCAAAATCACCATTAGCTGTTTTAGACCAATTTATACGCCCACCCTCTGACATATAATTTACCCACGCATCTTTACCTACATTTGTCATTTTACGCGGATCATGGCTTGCCCTAACAACACGACCTTCTTTTAATCGTATAAACGCACCAGCTTTGTTTTCTCTGTGCAAAGCGCTACGCTGATATTTAAACATAATTTTTGCAATTTTCTGTGCTTTAGGACTTGCATCAATATCTGTCTCTGGCACTTTTTTATTAAGATTTGCTAATGCCCTTGATACTTCAATTTCTAAATCTTTACGCATAGTGTTAAAGTCAGTAAGCAACTTTGCTTTTTTAAAGTCGGCAATCATGCCGCCAAAGTATTGACCGCCTAGTGAGTTCATAAGGCTATCAACAGATCTAAGAGCACCTTCAAAGCCAGCGTTTACGCCAACCAACGCCGCTTCTAATCCTAATGACGGATCGTTTACAGCTTGATCTGCTCGATCTGCTAGTTCAAGCAAATTCTTTTCCCGTAGAATGTTTATGTAACGATTGCGTTTTTCTATCTTAGCAGCAAGCTCTGCTTCTTTTACAAGATACGCACCACGCTCAAATATGCTTTCTTCTACGGACTCTAGCTTACTTGCGGCTCTTTGTGCGTTTTTAGCAGCTTGCAAATCCTCAATAATATCAGATAGCTCTTGGTCTGTTAGCCTACCGTTATTTGCATCATCTATAAGTTTTAAACAATCTGCCATTACGCCCTCGCCGTACAAATAGCTGCAACTCTTGTAAGCTCTTGATATGCCTCAGCTTTTTCTTCTATCTGACGTATCTCTTCAAGCTCTTTAAGATCTTCTGCATCTAAATCGCCGTTTTCTTCATACTGTCTTATAATTGCTTCGTTTTGCTCTAACTCCGCATCAAACTCAAATTCATCTTGCACTTGCGGCAACAATTCGTCAAATCGTTCTGCCGAGTTTACATCTGTCGCTACATCGTTTGTCGGTGATGCAGCATAGCGAGCTAAAAACTCTGCTTCTGCTTGTTCAAGCTTTATACCAACGTCATAAGCAGCTTCCTCAATATCATCACCAGTACGCATCATACGGTCTGATATAATTGCTACCTCTTCATCTGTAAGCTCACGACCTTGCGTTTCTTTAATCTGTTGACGTATGGCTTCTCGATTTGCCATTTCTTTTTCAAAATCATTTTGCGCTTCAACGGTTGATCTCCATTGCAACGCTAAATCTTGATCTTGTTCTGCAAAAGTATAGTTGCCTTTAGAAGTTTCTCGTAACTTATCTATCAGCTCATTTGTATCTCTGTTTTTCAAATAACCAGCTTCATGTGCAAGCTCTGCCATTCTATCTAAACTTATCCCGTCTGGATTGCTTATACCAGAAACATACGTCTGACCTCTGTAGTAACCTTTGATACCTTTTACGTCAAAGCTCTTTAGCTCTCCACGAAATGTAACATCCTGGTCGTTTATACCGCCTTGTTGTCTTACAAATCTCCCTAAGTCCATTGGTTGTGGCATAGACTTCGGCATAACAGGACTTACATCTATTTCATTATCTGTAACAAATTGGCGCAAGACAGTATTAGCTACATTATGTTTTCCTAATATCTTGTAGTTTCTAAGAATGTTTTGCCGTGTACGTTCTGACTTTGCTAATGCTTCTGCTTCGCTAATACGTTGCGGCTCAGGAAATATGTCATCTGGCACACCACTGTCACGAGCAATCTCTTTTATATCTAGCCGTCTAGCAGTAAGGCCAGAGATAGTGCCAATGCCTGATCCAAGCAATGTTCCTACGCCAACATTAAGCAACGCCTCGCCCATGCTATAATCAAGCTGTAGTTGTTGCGATAATCCATAATACAAAGGTTCGGTAACTAGAGATCCAGCAAGACCTTCCGCAGCCCCTATAGCAGTACGCCCTTTCACTTTGCCAAATCGAGCAACGGTAGCCGCACGTCTTGCTTGCCCAAAATACGGTATAAATGCTGCGCCAAGCTCTATGGGATCTGTTGCAGCCGCAAGCAAAGCACCGCTTATAAGTGCTGTATAACCAGAAACATCATCTAAACCTTTTTCTAAGATAGCGTTGCGTATCAGCTCTTCTCTTTTGTTTTTAACCAACATTTCTGCCACTTCTCGTGACTGTGGTTTTTCAAATGTATAAAGATCTCCATATTCATCATTTAACGCATCGACAGTTAATAACCTACCATCGTCTATCATTTTTTGCGTTTGAAAATCTCTCTGTACGTTTTTGTTTTTTTGCAACTCGTCCATTTCATCTAACAAACGATCCCTTTTTATGGGGTCTGTTTCTTGGTCAAGCTCCGATTGCAACTGATGTTTTCTGTTAAAAAAATCTTCTTGTTGGTCAAAAAAGTTATTTTTTTCTTCTTCTGTTAGATTGTTATATCTATCGTTAGTTGTTTTATATTTGTGATATAAAAGATTACCTACGGTTGGGGCTTCAAATGCTTGCTTAAATACTTGCCCAGCCGAAATTTCTAAGTCAGCAAAACCAGTTGCTCTTATTACTGCACTATCTTGTTTTAACGGACGTGGACGCATTTGTAACCTTTATTGACGATAAAAATCTTTTAACGCTTCTTGTGCACGTTTATTTAAATCTTCTTCTAATCCTGGCATTTCTGAAGCTACTGGCGAAACGCCTAGAGAGTATGTACCTGCACCAGTTATTGCTGTTGGTATGTTTTTAAATCCAGTAACAAAACTTTTTGATACAGCTTCTGGGGTCAAAGTATCTTGACCGCTTTTTAATTCTAATAAGTTCATTTTTTCTAAATCTGTAAATTTAAATTCTAGCGGTTTTGCGCCATCTTTAATTAGGGCTGGTATATAAGTACCTTCTAAATCATAATGTAGTACCACACCATCACCAGTGCTGTTGTTTAACCACTTACCATTTGATGATAAAGACGCTACATTTATTCCTACATTTTGTAAAAAACTATACCTTGGATCTTCTAATGGAATTAAATCAAATCTATTTAGAACATCAGCTCTTACTATAGTTTTTGCTGCTGTTGAAATTTTATCTGGATCTAATCCTTTAGGCACAATAAAATTAAGATTTGTGTCTATTTGTACTTCGCCTGGAAAAATACTTTCTACAGCTTTTTCAACTGCCGTATTAACATCCATCGTATACGCGTAGTACAGCGCAAGCTTTTCAGCCATAAGTCTTTGTTCTGTTAGTAACTCTACAGCTCTAGCACCGTCACCTCCGGCAACGTAAGCGGAAGCATAATTTTGAAAAAACGGTAGGTTGATTAAAGTGGATGAAACTCCAGTTACACCAGACGCTTTGCTTTTCTCTAAACCAGCTTTCAACTTTGACGTTTCTAAATTTCTAATGTCTACAAGATCACCAAAAACTTTTGGATCGTCAATATACATTGCTTGCACAAACTCTGGCGCTAATCCTTTTCGACGCAAACTTTCTAACAAAAAACCTTTGCTTTCTATGTTTAATTTATCGGTAATTAATTTTAAGTAACCAGCTTGGTCTGCTGGTGCTTGTTGCGCTTGAATGTTTGAGAAAACAAGATTAGCCTCTTTTTGTGAAAGAACTGGTGTATATGGCAACCCATTGATTTTCTGTATATTTTTACCAGCTTCTATCCTATCTTCTAGACCGCTTTGACCTGTGCTTAAAGCTTCTAACGATAAGTTTACAGGTTGGATATTAACAGTATCCATTTTATTTGTTTCTGCAAAAGCGATTGCATCACCGTTTACTCCTAATTGAGCTACCATAGCATCACGCAAATCTTCTGCCATTTTAAGTGCTTTATTTTCAAAGTCGGTATCTCGCCCCTTTAGGCCACGACCCTCAACACCTTTAGCGTAAAGTTCCACATAAGCGTCTATATTATTTAAAGTTGCTCTACGCCCTAATCCAATTTTTAAAGAATTAAGTTGTTTTAAATTATCAAGCTCTTTTGCTATTTTAATATATTCGTCTTGCTCTATTTGATCTTTAACACTTGCCACATTTGTTTCTAAATCGAGTATTGTTTCTTCTGGCAATGTTTGATTAGGCAAGTTGTCGGTATATACGTTTATTGATTGAGTTATTTCATTTGTGTAAAGTTTAGCAAGTTCTTGTGCTTGCTCCTCTGCAATAGTTGGACCTTCTAAAAACGTCTGTTCACCGCCAACAGCTTTTAACATCTTTACCTGATCTGATGGATCAAGCATTTTCATCAATCCATAGACGTAAGCAGCTTGAGAGGATGTTATAGCCTTTTCACCCATAGGCATTTCTTCTTCGCGTGGATCAAATAAATCAGCAGGTAATCCATCACGTAACGCACGTCTTACTTCATCAATAGCGCGTACACCGCTTTCTGAACTATCGGCATAGTTTGTAAGCGCACGTACCGTACCATTGTAAATCATAGCGTATTGTTGCTTTGTAAGACTACTAAGATCACCAGCCTTTATCTGCGCCATTTTCTGTGTATCATTGACAACACCTTGCAATGCCATAGATATGACACTGAGATCCTGACCATTTGCTATTTGGTTCTCAACATCCGTAAGCTTTCTTTCTCTGTTTTGTAGAGAGGCAATCTCAACACGGCGATCAATGTCACCGCGTAACGCAAATCTATTCTGTATCTCTAGCTGACGGAACTGTGATTGAAACTGTTGCTGTGCATATCTATCACGCCCTACTCTCTCAGATAACTCACGCTGTAGCTTACTTGTCTCTCGCGTCCATATTGGATCATCACCGTCAAGAACATTGCCATACAAATCTGACTTGGCAAGCTCTTCACGCCTTTCACGCAACGCCTCTTGTGCATCTAACAACGCATTATCAAGATTGTTCTTTGTTTCCATCTTGTAGCGTGTTTCAGCGTATTCACCGATTGCAGCCAATGCAGCTTTTGCTGGTGCAACCTTTGCCAACTCCTGTTCAGCTTCTCTAGCCACACTTCGCCTTGCACGTATAGGACGCCCAGGCATCTCTGTGCTTGCTCTGGCTTCTGTTCGATATACAGGTATTCTCATGTTCTTACCTCAACAAAGGACGTGGCATTGGGCGTGGGCTAGTTGTAAAGTTAGATCCTGACGCTCTTGTAGAATATTGCGGACCAGAACCGAATATTCCGCGTTCATAGCCAAGACCTGCTACTTGACCTAACCCACTTATTAGCGATGCAGTGCCTTGAGCACGTAAACTAGCAGCAGCACCGCCGCCTTCCATACGTGCTAACTCAGCATTAAGACGTGCGTTTTCTTGTTCATCACTTATCTGCATATTTGTCATTTCATTGTTAAACTCATTGACAGCCGCTTGATAATCAAACTCTCTGGCATTTATACGCAATACAGCAAGTGGTGTACCTCTACTCATATCAAAGCCAGCATAACCAAACCCGGCTCGTGCTGTACCCTGTACATCCCTTTCAAACGCAGTACGATCTCTTACTTGGTCAATAGCAAACTGTGCATTGATAATACCGCGTTGTCTTTCAAGCAAACCAATATCGCGCTCAATCATTTCTGCATTGAAGTTTGCCGCAGCTTGCGCTTTCTCAGCAGCTTTATCAGACGCATTTTTCTGTTTGATAGCGCCAGTTAATCCTGTGACAACTTGTACTCCTGTGCAAATAGCGCCCATAATCTACCTCACAAATCAAATGTATTCATGCGTGGGAACAACGCCAATACCGTCAATGGTAGTGGTTGCGTTTGCCTCACAAAAATACGGTCATCATCTTCAAACCCACCAGGAAACTCTATCTCTTTGTCTCCTGTGAACAATGGTATGGCAGTATCCATATCCATAGAACTATCTCTAAATGGTATACGATCTAAGTCATCAGCGCCATTACCGACTTCTACACCAACTGTTTCAAACAATCTCAAGGTAATTGCATGAATACGCTTTGGTTTTCCCTGACTTGTGCCATCAACAGAACCACTTTCAATACGCAATGTTTCTAAGTTGCTTGTGAACGCAAACCCAACAGAGGCAGTAGTTACAGAGAAATCAAGTGTAACACCGCCAGATGCAACTGTTTTGTCAGGGTGGCTTGCACCGTTGGCTAGTATCGAAACACTTTCACCGGGCAAATGATATAACCCCGATAATGTAGTTGTTGCACTGCCACTATACGATAATCCACTATCAACAAAGAAAGCAGCCGTTGTATCTGCGCCAAAGTCAAATACTTTTAGCTTCTCAACATATCTTTTTGTTACACTGTTGATTGTACGCTTCACAATCATATACAATTCATCTTCACCACTATCAGACGGCAATGTTGCAATGCTTTCAACAACAGCTTGCCCACCGCTAAACGCACCACCAATCACATGCTTATGCCACGCAACAACCTCTTCTTCACGGCGATACGTCATGCCAATAAGCGTACCATCTGTTCTTGTAGCCCACACAACACTATCTGGCTCTTGCTGATACGCAAACTGTGTCAGACCACCATCTGTGATATGCTCTGCCAATATCGTCATGTCTGGTGCGTTGTAGCCACCAGTATTTACATCTCCGACAAACTTAAACTCTCTAACCTTACGTGCGCCACGTTGCACAAACAACGTAACATCAGCAACTTGCACAGGCTCTATCGAAGCTGATCCATAATTAGAATACTTACGTATCAATGTTGTTGTGGGTGTTATCGGCCCATCATTTGTTGACGTAAGCACATACTCACCACCAGATGTACCAATCGTAAGCACTCTTGTTGCAGAGAGATAACGAATAGCATTAACTTGGTTTGATGCAATGGTATAGATCAACGCATCGTCAGCAGCCGTGCCGACTGTAAAGTTTGTATAATCACCGTTTTTGCTAAACCAAATACTTTGTGGATTATTGTTTGTACCTGCGAATACAAGTCTTTGCTCAAAAAACGAGACACAACTTGGCCTGTTATCCGATCCACTTAATGCTGGTGAGGGAGATCCAGTAATAGAAAGTGTAGCAAATGTCCAATTATTGTGATCCGATCTTGTTAAGGTGCGTATATCATATGACGGATGCACAAGATACATTGTATCCGCAGATTGAGCAAATCTAATATTAAATAAGTCAGCTTCAGAATATGGCGTTGCAACTTCAAAGATTTCTGTTGCAGTGCCGCCAGATGTGTAAGTCGTAAAGTTGGTAGTATCTATGTCATTTCCAAAGAGATCTTGCAAAGAAAACGTGTTAGTCGTTGAATTTGCTATTAAATAATTCCTACCATTAACCTCTGTCATGCCGCCCAAGCTATCCACATACACTTCGTCACCATCGCTAAAACCGTGACTAGAGCTTGTAAATACACCCGGATTTGCCTTTGTTGCGGCAGTAATCGTTTTCGCTGAAGAGTTTAAAACCTGTAGATCATTACGAAACACACGCATAATCTGATTGCCAAACTCAAGAATATACGTATCGCTTGTTTTAAACTGAAACGGAATAAGCCTTGTTTTAACAGAGCTACTCTTTACCTCACCTAAATACTCAGTACCAGGGCGTCTTGTTACACCACCATGCGGCATTACCACCATATTCGTAAGATCTGATAATCCTTCACGATATTTCTCAATATTCGTTCTGCCCTCTAATCTAGGGCTTATCTCACCAGCGGTAAAAGAACTTAGGGCAGGTGCGCTTCTTGCCATTCCTAAAACCTACTCTCAATAAAATCACTTGCTTCTAGCCGTTGAGGTGCGCCCTCTGTGGCATCGTTAAACCGTGCTTCCTTAACTTCAGCCTCATACTTGGCATACATTGTCTGTACAACGCTGTTAGAACCTGTGATTGCATATGCAATGTTAGCAGCTAATCGAGCAGATAAAGCTTGTATTAAGCTTGGATCGTATTGCTGTGGATCGGTAATCTTTGCAATGTATTTTATCTTAGCTGTTCCCTCATCTGTAAGAAGCTTACGACCTTCTATTACAAATACAGGACCGCCAGAGTTGTTCGTCATATTATCTTGTGGATACGACAAAGAGCCATTGCTAAACTCTAAAACTCGTAAACAAAATGGATCGGCTGGAAGTGCGTATTGATACGTATACCCAAAACCAGGTGCAGTGCTATCTTGTGCAAGTTCCACTCTTGTAATTAAACAATTCCAAGGGTGTGATCTAAACACCGCATCTCGCGTTCCTTCGTAAAACTGATTAACAACACGAGCTGCTTTACTGTTTTCAGAAAAGCTAGAAATGTTTGACGCTCCTAAAAGATTAAGTGCGTAGTTAGCTATATCAACCGTACTTGCCATCAACTATCTCCATGTAAAAGAAGGGGCGGCGAACCGCCCCATCCTAGTTAGTCAACCACATACTTGATGGTTACTTCAATAGTACCAGTTCCGGCAGCGCCGCCCATAGTAACTGTGATAGCAACACCATCTTCATTGGTATCTGTCTCTGTGCCTGAGCCTAGAGCCAGAGTAGCAAGAATGTCTACCTTCTGTGCAGATGTAGACGCAGCAGCAGCCTTATATGCAGCAGCAGCCGCAGATACCGCAGTACCAGCAGCATTTGTGTGTGCAGCATAACCAACTGACAAAGTTGTAGAACCACCAAGAGCGTCATGCGCTAATGATCCTTCTAGCAATCTTGCGCCATCTGGAAGAATAAACATTTCAATAACGTCACCAGACGCTAATGAAGATGCTTCGTATGTGCCATGAGCAACGCGGATACGCCCACCTAGCTCATTTGCTTTGTTCATCACGGCTGGAGTTGCTCGTGAATTAGTGCGTTGTGTCGAATAAACAGTAGCCATTTTTCAGTCTCCTTACTCGTTACAAGCAATTTCTACTACTTTTTCTTCTTCCATGCGTGTAGCACCGATAGACTGACAGTAGTAGACTTGCGTTGAATATGACTTGTCGGCTCGTTCATCAATACGTGCGGCTGGCTCTTTACCAACAGCAAGCTTAATACCATCTGACGCAAACGCAATAACCTGACGGTCACTGTTACTGTCTGTGTTTAGACGGTTAGATACGATGAATTGAAAGCCCACAAACGAGTTGATTTCACCTTGAGCCAAAGCTTTTACGGTATTGAAATCACTTGAAGTCACGGTTGTGTTGTTCAACAAATCACTGATTTGCTTTGGAGATACAACGATGTAACGTGGTATTGACGGATCAACACTTGCTGCATCAAGTAACTCTTTAGCGCTTACTAGTTTGGCAATAGTCAAACCAGCAGAACCATGAGCAATTTTCTGGCCTGATGGAAGCGCTGTAGAAGTGCTACCGTCTTTACCAGTGTTTGCAGTGCCAAGAGCCGCTGTGATGATTACATCATCCATAGCACGACCCATAGCTGCTGCTGCTGCACGGCTGTAGGTTGAAGTCGGATCAACAAGTAAACGCACTTTGTCCTGATCGTCGATCAAGTCAGCGTACTCATAATCTGACATTGTTACCATACGTCTGCTGTGTGGTGTTTCCACCAACGGCGTATCCGCATGGCGTGAAGTACGTAGGACAGCAGATGCTGCACCCACTTGGTCAAAAAAAGCTTTTTCGCCATTCACGCTTTCTGAATCTACCGCTGTACGCAATAGAGAACCCATTTGCTGCGATAGCATTTGGACGTTTGAAGAAAACTGATTGACAAAAGCTGTAGTAATTTGGGTTGACATTACGTCTCTCCTTTACAGTTTCAGTTTCGGGTTTGCTTCGCCTGGTTGTCCCAGAGGGGCCAATGCTACTGCTTAGGGCAGCTATTCCGCTTGTCTACAAGCTTTGTCGTGGGCCTTGCGGTTATCCACTAAACATACTCCCTGAGACGTAACACTTCTTGAATGTAAGTGTCATGCTCTGGGTGCATCTTATCCCAATATGGCCCATCTCGTCTAGTCATCTCTGAAATTTGACGTTGAGCCTCTTGTGGTGTCATTATAAGCTCTGATGGTGCGCCTTCAAGGTTATCTTCTCCAATCTGTTCCGCTAACTGCGAAAACATCTTAACAACCATTGGATGATCCCCTAACATTCGTCCGTCCGATAAAGTAATCTGATCAAAGATTTCTGTATCGCCAAGCAAGTCTCTCGCCGCCATTTGTGCCAGTTCAACACGTTGTTCAAACGCTTGCCCAAATTCTTGACGTAATTCTTGCTCACCTTCGTACAAAGCTTTCTCTGTGGTCTCAGTCATATCATTTTCCAAGCCACTAATTGT